TATGGAACCTTTCTAGATATTCCTCTAATGACAATGAATTGTCATCGTCTGGTGGCGTTTCATGAGGCATAAATATATAAGGGTCTACTTTTGTTCCCTCTTTAACTTTGAAGCCTGTGTAATGTGCCATCCAGCTTCCAAAGCTTTGCTCTAAACGGCGACCAAAGAAAAGAGAGCCTCGTCTCATGCGGTAGGCCCTCCAAATGTTAAGCTCTTTTAAGCTTATTTTTTGCTGGGCTTCTTCGATGGTGATTCCACCGATTCCGAGGGCGAGCTCGCACCAGAATTCGTATTCGTCAAGTTCTTCTTCCGTGACTTTCCCAAAAAATTATTAACTTCATCAGCAGCAGCATACATAGCATTTATTAAACTAGGCTCTGCTTTATAGATGTCATTAACACTTGAGAAAAAAGGTGTCCCCTTTTGATCTGAGCAAATTGAACCAAGTAATTGAGCAGCTTGCATGTGAGTTGAGTCGATTTTCTTAACCTTTGAATCCTCAAGATTCTCATAATTAAGATCCCATTCAATTGCTTTGGATGCCTCGCGACTTTCCTTGAAGTTCTTTTTTAACAAAAATATCAGCTTCAAGCTCAACAATATCACCAAGCTCTAATGATTTGTTTTTCGTCAATTTTTTAAGTGACTCAATATTACTTTCAGTCGCTTCAACATTCCACTTGACGGCTTTTTTAACTGGAACGTTTAGAGTAGTTACACTCTGCTTTAAGTCTGCAATGCTGATCTTAGCCATTATGGAGCCACCGTGCGTTTAGTTGGAGTTACGCCAGAAGTACGAATCAATGTGAATGAATAACCAACTACAGAATCGACTTCAAATGCATTAGGTGCAGTAGGATTAATATAACCCTTGAATGACCACCACATACGATCCTTTGGTAGATCAATCCCAGTTGTTTCATCGTAAGTTGGTGGTGTTGCTGCATGGCCTGAGCCAACATGCCACTCTAAAATCTCTCCAGATTCGGCAATTTCAATTAACTTGTCATGACTGGTGTTCGTATCATCGTAATCGATTTCTATTGCACCTTCACCAGGATCACGCATACCGCGAACATACTGTTTTGATTCTGCATCAAGACAAGTTACATCAATTTTTTGAAATGAATCTTGCCCCAAGTCAATCCGTTTAGAGCAAACAAAACGAACCACTTGACCATTTAACACAGTAAATAACTGTGTTTTTTGAGTTTTAACATTAGCCATTAAGAGCGCTCCTTAATTTTAGGCATAAAAAAAGCACCCGAAATGGGTGCTAAGTGAAAATATGGTTTAAGTTTTATTAGCGGTTTACGATCCAGC